GATAATGGCAAACTGGAGAAAAGATTTAGGAAATTACGGACCAAATGGACACGATAGAACGGTCTTTGAGGTTCAAATGCTTGCCGATAAAGACGGCAATATTATTAACACATTTGGTGCGGCTTCAAATGTACCGATTGCAGCTGGTTTAGTTGACGGGTATTCAGGTGTTCACAAATACGGTGCAGTTTTTGGTACCGCTGTAGCCACAATGTCAACTGTATGGACAAGAGCAGATACAACAGCAAATGCTTTATATGATTGGACATATTCAGCAGGTACAATTACAGTAGTGTCATCATCTGGTTCAGATACAACAGATGTAACTATTTCAGGTTTAGATGATAACTATGCTGAAGTTTCAGAAACATTAACACTAACAGGTACATCACCAGTTTCAGGCACACAAACTTTCTCCAGAGTTAATCGTGCTTTTATGGCAGGTACAGCAACCAATGTTGGCGATATTCATGTTAAAAGAGGTTCAACAATCGTAACAGAAATTGCAGCTGATTATGGTCAAACCTTACAATGTTTCTATACAATACCAGCAGGTAAAACAGGCTACTTAATGAACATAAATGCTAGTGCTTCTAAAAACCAAGTTGTTGATTTATTCTTATTTCAAAGACCTCTTAATGGTGCATTTAGAGTATTATCAACCATGTCATTAAACCAAGGTAATCAATCACTTGATTTTCCTGTACCATTGAAATTAACAGAAAAAACTGATATTGATTTAAGAACAAAAGGTTCTTCTAACGCAACAATATCGGCCGATTTTACAATCGTATTGGTGGATAATAGTTAATGAAAAGTTTTAAACAATATTTCTTTGAAGCAATAAACGGACCAAAAATAATTATGATTGGTGGACCTGGTGCAGGTAAGTCAACATATTCAGAAATCATAACAAAGAAACTGAATATACCACATATCTATACAGGCGATATGATGCGACAACTTGCAAAACAAGATACACCAGATGGCCGTAGAGTAAAAGATTTATTGTCAAAAGGTCAATTTGCACCTTTAAACATAGTTATTAATGCAGTAAAAGAAAGAGTTTCTAAACCAGATGCACAAAGAGGTTATGTATTTGATGGTTTTCCTCGTAATGTTGAACAAGCAAAAAGAATGGAAGACGAAGGTATTGAATACGACCATGTTATAAACTTAGTTGTATCTGAGGAAGAAGTAATTAAAAGATTGACAGCAAGAGGTAGAGAAGACGATAAACCTGAAATCATTAAAAAGAGATTGGCGGTTTATGAAAAAGAAACAAGACCTCTCTTAGATTATTTTAAGAATGAAATAATAAATATTAAGGCAGAAGGTAGTACACCGGAAGCCATAGCAAACGAAATAATTAAAAAGGTACAATGAAAACATTTAACGAATTAACAACTGTGACTTTAAATGAGGGACTATATGACCCAAATATTTTTAAAGCATTCTTTTTAGCAGGTGGTCCTGGTTCTGGTAAAACATTTGTTACTAGAAACGCATTTGCTGGAACAGGTTTAAAAGTAATTAACTCAGACAATGCCTTTGAAAGAGGATTGAAAAAGGCAGGCCTATCATTGAAAATGCCTGATAGTGAAGAACAAGCAAGAGATATGGTAAGAACAAGAGCAAAGGCAACAACAAGTAATGTACAAGACTTAGCAATACAAGGTAGATTAGGTCTAGTCATTGATGGCACAGGTAGAGATTACGATAAGATTGCATATCAAACAAGAATGTTAAAAGAATTAGGTTACGACACATACATGATTTTTGTTAACACAAGTTTAGAAGTTGCATTAGAAAGAAACGCAAAGAGAGAAAGAACTGTACCAGAATATATTACAACACAATCATGGAAAGGTGTTCAAGCTAACATTGGTAAGTTTCAAAATCTATTTGGTGTTGGTAACATGGTCATTATTGATAACAGTAAATCAGACCAAGAATTAGTAACCAATGTAATGAACAAAGTAAGTAAATCTGTTAGAAGTTTACTTAGTACACCTATTAAGTCATACACAGCAAAAAGATGGATGGCTTCAGAAAGAAAAGCGAGAAGAAGAAAGTAATGAAATTTAAGGATTACATTTTAGAAAGTATCATTGACATTCCTAGAAGGACTTATGCGCCTAAGGTATTTGATGATGCCGATACTTCTAATCCAAAAATTAAAGATAGTGTTAAAGCACAAATTCAAGCCCAATTAAAAGAGTTTGAAACAGAATATCCTATTCTAAAAACTTCTTTAATAGGTTCAATTCTAACAAAAAGGTATAGAAATGATGCTGATTTGGACATTAATGTTTTATTTGATGTACCGTCAGAAAAAGCTGAAGAAGAAAGATTAAGACTTTCTAAAAAATATTTGTCTGCTTCTAATCCAGATAACATACAAGGTAAATTAATTGCAGGTTCAGAACACCCAATTAATTATTATTTTATTACCGATAAGGAAACTTATGATAATCAAAATAAAAAGGCAGACGCAGTTTTCGACATTGACAGTAACAAGTTTGTTAAACGACCAGAAGACTTTGTATTTGATGTTAATTTGTATATCAAAGAATTCGATAAAAAAGTACAAGAGATGGACATTGTTAAAGGCGAATTAAAAAGAGATATTATTGATTATGATGAACTCAAAGAATTATCTCCTGAAGATGTGCTTAACTTACAAGATAAAATCAATGATAAGTTGGAAGAAATCGAAGACAGTATTAATGATATTGTAAAAATCGGTGATGGTGTTGATGCAGATAGACGAGCTGCATTTGATAAAGATATGTCACCAGATGAAATTAGAACTTATGGTGTTAAGAATAGATTACCTAAGAATGTGGTATATAAGATGTTAGAAAAATACCATTACTTAAAATTCTATAAGAAATGTAAAAAGATTTTAGATGATGGCGAAGTAACAGATGCAGAAATAAATAGTTTAAAGAAAGAAGAAATGATTATAGAAGCTAAGAGTATTGCATTTACATTTGGTAGATTTAATCCACCAACTATTGGCCATGAAAAATTAATTAAGAAAGTTAAGTCATTACCTACAAATGATTATAAAATTTATTTAAGTAGAAGTAATGACCCTAAAAAGAATCCACTAAAACCAAATGATAAATTATCATACATGAAAAAAATGTTTCCTGCTCATGCAAGAAATATAGAAATCAATACAACAAATATGGTTTTAGATATTGCTACTAAATTACACAATCAAGGTTACAAAGAAATATCTATGGTTGTTGGTAGTGATAGAGTAAGAGAATTTGAAACAATACTTAAAAAATATAATGATGTAAAAAGCAGACACGGTTATTATAACTTTGAAAAGATTAATGTTGTATCTGCTGGTGAAAGGGATCCGGATGCCGAAGGTGCAGTAGGTATGTCAGCTTCTAAGATGAGAGCTGCAGCTGCCAAAGGCGATTTAACAAGTTTCAAAAAAGGTCTACCAAGTGGTGTAGATGCACAATCATTAATGAAAGATGTTCGTAAAGGCATGAACTTAGCTGCTAGTTTTGGTGGCCAGATGCAAGTAGGAACAGGTGCAAGACCAGTTGCTTCATTAGAAGAATTTGAACAAAATCAAATTAGAGACCTTTATATAAGAGAAATGATTTTTAACATTGGCGATAAAGTCAATTATGTTAAAGAAGATATGGAAGGCAGTGTAGTTAGACGAGGTACAAACTATGTTGTCTTAGAAGATAACAATAATAACTTACACAAGTGCTGGATTTGGGATTGTATTCCTGTTGCGGCCGATAAAGAGGCTGTTGTGAGAGAATATAATTTAGATGTAGATTACGGTTTTGAAGCAGTATCAGAAAAGAAATCAGAATATGGACATACTGATAGTTTACCACAAGACAAAGAGGTAAAGAAACAAAAAGGTACACAACCTAAAAAGTATTATAAAGATTTATCAAAAGGTGAGAAAGAACGAAGAGCAGCTCACTTTAGAAACACAGATACTACAAAGAACGATAACGACCCAGCACCTGGCGACAAGTCAGCTAAAACTAAACCAAGTAAACATACTTCAAAATATAAGAAGATGTTTGGTGAATTAAAACAAGAGTTAGTTGATGCTTGTTGGAAAGGATATAAACAAGTGGGTATGAAGAATAAAGGCGGAAAACAGGTACCAAATTGTGTACCTGAAGCTACAGACATTGGACAAGACTATGCTAAACACACTTCAACTGTTACTCCTGGTGAGCCTAATTTCGCTGGGTATGAGAATCCTACTTACACTCCTAGTAAATCAGGTAGTGGAGAACAGGTTTCAAAGAGAAAAATCAAAGGATTTATAGACCGAGTTAGTAATCCAGATGAAAAAGATATTAAAGAATGGGCAACTTCAAATGAGGTAATAGATAAATATAAGCAACGATATAAAGAAGAATGGCGAGCAAAACTAGATGAAGTGGTCGCTAAAATGATAGGTAAATTATAATGTTAAGTTTTGCAGACTATAAGGATAGAATTAGTAAATCGGTTCACTACCATGTAGAGAACAAGATACCTTTTGCTGAAAATATCTATCGTTTACACAGTGAAGAATTTTATAGGTTGTTTAGAGAGGCTAGAGAGTTATATACAGATGGCCTTTTAACAGAAATATCTGATTGGGATAAACAACTTTTAGAAACTGATATTGGTGAGTTTGGTGTTTACGAAGAAGAAAAAGTACCACTAGACATTCCGATTGAAGAAGAAGAAAAGAATCCACCTTTGAATAAACCAAAAAGAGGTGGACCTAAAAAGTTTTATGTGTTCGTCAAAGACGGTGACAAGATTAAGAAAGTTACTTGGGGCGACACAACTGGATTATCGGTTAAACTGAAAAATCCAGAGGCCAGAAAATCTTTTGCGGCTAGACACAAATGTGACCAGCAAAAAGATAGAACAAAGGCCGCATATTGGGCTTGTAATTTGCCGAGATATGCAAAGAGTTTGGGTATGAGTGGTGGTGGAAATTTCTATTGGTAATGTATATACTGATTCAAAAGTAGGCAATATTGTCACAAGAGTATTTGACCAAGATTGCAAACCAGATGAATTAGTTTGGCATAGAGATAAAAAGAATAGAGTTATTAAAATTATCTCTGGTGTAAATTGGAAGTTTCAACACGACAATGAATTACCATTTGTTATGAAAATAGGCGACAAGATAAAAATTAACAAAGAAACTTATCATAGAATCCATAAAGGAGATGGTAAGTTAATTATAGAGATAGAGGAACATGAGTAGATATAGACAAACAATGTCAGAAGCACTTAAAGAGGTTCGAGCTGCATCTGATTTAAAAGAATTTAAAAAGATGACCGTTACTTTCACAAGTATGGACAGAATGGCAAAAGCATCAACAGATTTAGCAAAAAAAGGTTTTACTATTGATGCTAAAGGTTTAGTAATGAAGGTTGATGGCAAAGGTGCAGATTTAAACAAGTATGCAGCTGACCTTAAAAACTTTTATGGTGCATCAAAAATTATTGCTGAACAAGATGAAAAAGACCACGAAATTTCTATGGCTCGTGGTGAACTAGAAGCTATCGCTGATAAAGCCTTAAAACTTTCCTCTATCTTACAAGGTAAATCAGACGAAGACAATATCGAAGCATGGGTACAATCTAAAATTACAAAAGCAAAAGACTATATCAATTCAGTTGCAGATTATATGCAGTATAATCCAGATATGGCCAATGAAGAATTAGAAGAAGCATTTAGTGATGCTCAAGTTGCAATGTTAAAGAAAGCTTATGCACCTATGAAAGGTCAAAAGATTTCTATTGACAATGCAAATAAACTTATGGGTATCTTTAATAAGTTTGACCAAGACAAAGGTGCTTTAGAAAAATTAGTTAAAGCAAAAATACCTTTTGTATCTGACTTAGCAGTAAGTAGATTGATTTCAAAACACAATTATAAAGCTGATAAACTAAAACAATTAAAGGCAGGTTATATGTCTGAGGGCACAATGATTGGTGGTATCATCAAGCATCCTGGTCAACCATCTGCTGAATATGGTAAAGCAAGAACTCAATACAGAACATTCATGTCAAAACCACAACCTGCTAAAGGTGCTGAAGACAAAGTATTGAAGTTTGTATTTGATGACGAATTATTAGATGATTTATATGACACAGCTAAAAAGAATCCTACTAAAGATGTTAGACCAATGGTCAAAGCGAGATTAATGAAGTTAGGTGTGAAAGAAGAATTAGAAGAAGCTACAGATGCAGATAAAGATGGCGAAACTGATGGTGTAGAAATTG